CTTCTTCAGTTTTTTCTTCGTCAACTTCTTTTTTCTTGACGCCGGCCATTTCCATCATGCGATTGAGATCGTCTTCATCTACATTAGTATTTCTAATAGGCATACCGTGATCGTCTAAACCTCTTTGCATACTAGTTCCTTTGTTACCAAATTTGCCCATGGCTCCAAATTGACCAGGTGCATCACCGAAGAATGCGTTTGCAAACATCAACAGTAGAATGCCAATGACTGCCATGTTGCCGCCGGTTACTGTGCCATACATTGCTGTGGCTGCACCCGCAGAACCAAGTAGACCCAAAGTATACAGTGCCTGATACAATTTACCTTGCCAGTTGCCAGCAATGCCTTCGGCCATTTGCGGTGACTGACCTTGAGCGGCTGCTTTATCAAGTCCTAGAGCCTGTGCTACCTTCATGGCATTTTCTTTGCTAGGAGTAAAATCACCACCAGTTGCTTGTTTAACTGCACTGGCAATTTTTTCTGCATCTGGACCTAATAATTTCATTAGTTTAGGTACTAGCATACTTTTTAACTTGTCCATCATACCTTCGTCAAGTCTGTTGTTCTGGCTCATGCCAGCCATTTCCATCATGCGGTGCAAGGCATCTTCTTCAGCTTCAGCATAGCTGTGCTGGCGATCTGCATCCAGATTTGGTATGCCGCCACCTGTCAATGTTGATTGTCCAGTTGACTTAGGACCATCTAATCCGCCCGAGTACTGCATTGAGCTACCTGTTTCTGTATTGGTTGGGTAGTCAGGCTCGTTCATTGACACTTCGTCAATTTCTTGTTCGCCGCATGCTGGCTTGTAGCCACCACCGCCGTAGCCTTCATCATTGCCGCCGCCCAGTCCTGCACTCTTCAACAGTTGGCTCAGTTTCATTGCATCTTCATCTGTGGCAGTGACTGTGAGGCTCTTGCTTGGACCACCGTGGGAATCGTTGTTTATGCTCATGTTAATGCTCATGCTTTCGTCTAAGCGAGCCATGCTTTCTTTGATCATGTTTTCAAGATCACGATTCATTGAATCATAAATGCCACCGCCAAACTTCATGCCGCCTTTGGATGGTGTGTTGTCCGCGGTTTCTTCAGTTTTTTCTTTCTTGCTGTCGGACTTTTTCTTTTCTGGTAGGCCTTTGTGCTTGGTTGCAGCAAAGTCTTCTGCGTCTTTTTTGCCCATGCTCTTGGCTGTTTTAGCAACTTCTTTACTAGCAGGCTTTTCACCTTTTTGTGCGGCATGAACCATGCCCATGAACTTTTGTTGTTTTTTGCTTACTGCTTTTTCGTCAATTTCTTCTTCTCTAACTTGTGCACCATCTGATTGTTGATTTTTAATCAGGGTCATTGCTGCATACAACACAGACTCTAAACGGCTGGCAAACCCTTGTGGGAATTCGCCTCCGCGCTGTGCTTGCTTTGCCGCTGCACGAATGTCAGCAAGGTCGTCATAAATTTGTTGTGCTTGACCGTGATCAGAACCTTCTTTGGCCATTTTACGACCACCTTTGTGCTTGGTAGCACCACCGGTCACACGCTCAGGTGCCTTCTCTGGGCCTTTTGGACGTCCACGACCACGCTTTTCTCCGCTGGCTGGTGTGTCATCGGTGCCAACACTGATACCAGACGGATCAACTCTGCGAGTTACTTTGCGTCCAGTTGCTGTGTGTTCAATATCATGCAAGGCTCCGCGTTCAACACTGCCAACTTTTGGTTTGTCGGCACGTGGTTTCTTGTAGTTTGTGAACGGATTAAGGTCTTCCTCTTCGCTGGCAACAACTTGTTTGCCGCCGCCCAGTGCTTGCTTCATTGCTTCAGCGGCAACATCACCCAGCATCTCGTCAACTTCTTTTTTGGCTCCAGCAATCTTGTCAGCAAAAGTAATCTTGTCTTTGGGCTCAGCCAATGCAGCAAAGCTCTTGGCCTTGGCTGGACTCATCTTTTCTTTGATCTGCTTGGGATTGGGTTCATCGCCTGGCTTCATACCTGTCTGTGGCATGCCCATTTTCTTTTGTAGATCACGGATCATGTCAGCATCACTACCGTGACCAACGGTGTCCATGGCCTTACCAGCTACTTTCTTGACCATGCCGCCTACCTTGCGGGCCATGTCGCCCATGCCTTCGTCTACTTCTGTATTGTCATACTTGTCGTACTTTTTGCGAATTGGATCCAGTGCTTTGCCGTCACGACCAGCTTTGGCCAAGGCTTCCATGCCTTCTTTGCCGTACTTTTCGTAGCCCTTGGCAGCACGGCTCATGTCACGCTCGTTGAGTTGTCCGTGTGTGACACTGGGCAAATCGCGAATGGCGTTTAGTTTGTTGTTTAGATTGTAAAAAAATGTCATTGTATTATCCTCTTGGGTTTGCGCCAGTTGCTGGCTTGGGTTTACGCTTGATGTTGGTCATCGGGCTCTTGTTGCCTTGTGGCAGTTCGTTGGTGGTTTTAGCAGCGGGAGTCTTTCCTCCAGCAACAGTAAAATTACTACGATAAGCGTTCTTTAGCACAGCATGGTCGTAAGGACCAGTTGCATAGTCCTTGCTGAGTGCTCGTTGTTTGGCGTCTGGTGCTGGAAGATCTGTGTCTGCAATCAAGTCTTTGTTTTCACTATCGATCTTTTGGGATTCGTCATTGAGACTGTCTTCATAGGCATCAGTATTCATCACAATACGATTGGGATCCATGCCCAACAACTGTGCCAACTGTTTGATCTGCGGCTCAATTGCTGGATAACGAAATTCTACATCCACAATGGTCAATGGCTGATTGGGGAAAGCTGGAAAGTCTGGAACATGTTTACGCACAGGGGCAGTCTTGGGCTTGCCCATTGTGACCACATCAAACTGCGTCATCTTTGATTCAAGATCTTTGATAAAGCCAGTGGGCACGTCTCCAACTATCTTGATGCGATAATTGTATGTGCGTTCACTTTCGGCCAGGTATTTTGCAAATGGTTTCATGTCAGTGTCCTATTGTATATTTATTCTTTTGTAGCATTTTGGTCTTTGCCTTTTAGCAGTCGTTCCAGCAAATCATTGCGGTTTAACACCATGCCCTCAGCGGTTTGCATGGATTTTTGTTCATCAGGCACGTCTCGATCCAGTTTGATCTTCTTCATTTGTAGATCAATCATCCGGAGTTTTTTGTTGAGTTTGGCTGTTTTGGCGGTGATGGCATGCCCCAGCATGTTGCTTGCCACTGAGAATATTTCGCTGGCAAATCTTGAATCTACTTGCATGCCCAGGTCCATGAGATCTTTGTAGCTGTCCTGTGCTAGTTGTGCTAGATCATCCATTTCAGTGTCGCTGGCATCAAGGCCACGCACTGCTGGCAATGCAGCATCTATTTTGTCTATGGTGGAATCAATTGCTGCCAACTGTGTACGAGTTTCCTCGATGGTGGGAGTGTCTGATTCAGTTGGTGTTTCAACTGAGGATGGCAAGTCAAAAAGAGATTCAAGTTTCCGCGTCATGCGGATATTTATGGATCAATTACGACCGTTGGTAAACATATCTTGTTCGGTTATGACTCTAAAAGTCAAGCCCTGACGAACACACCATTTTTGAGCAGCTGACCATTTGGCATAGTTCACTGCCACAACAGCACGGTCTCTGCTGCTCATTTTTGATTCAATAACACTTTGTTTCTTGGGCTTGATCTCAATCAGTTCTGCCTTGACGGTGTTGTCTTTGTTGCGATACATAATCAAGAAGTCTGGCACATAATTGCTTTTGCGACCAGTCACAGGATTCATATAGGGTATAGCAATGCTTTCACTGGCCCATTGCAGGATGTTGTCATTGGTGTCACAAAAACGCATAAAGCTGTGTTCCCATCCTGATCTGTATCGTGGCACACCACGACCCACATACTTTTCGCCGTTGATGACTTCGTAGAGTCCGTTGGCCCAACGACTCATTGTAGTACTGCTCGAGCTGCGTAGAAGTTGGGAGTTGCACTGACATTCACCCCCAGCAGTGTGGCCTTGCTGCGAATCAAGTTGAGATAGTATGCAAGGTTCACTGTGAGATTGACGCCGGTCTGTCCCTGAAATCCTGCTAGTAGAGTCATGGCAGGAATGTTGGTGTTTTGTGCAATTCTAAACAGGCTGGTAGCAAAGTTGCCAGCGGCACGGTCTGTGGTCATCACACTGCGAAAGTATGAATACACTGCATCATACTCGTTAACCGGTACATTGACATCAAAACTGTAAAAGCGATCAAACACTCGTACTGTTAAGTCTTCTCTAAAGTTGGTTTCGTTTACTGTGGCCATTAGATACCGCCTGCGCCGTTGCCAGCGTTTCTGTTGATAGTGTCAACTACTGCTTGATTTCGTGCCGCAGTTGCTGTGGGAAAAATTATGCCGTCAGCTGCGTTAGTTACTGCTCGTACAGCACCAGGCAACGCACCTTGCAATGCGCCTACACCCAATGCAGTGGCTTCACTGAGAGCAATGCTCTTGAGGTTGGCACCTTTGAGAGTGTTGTAAGCTGTTCCTGCTTTTTGTGCAGCACCAATCAGACCCAACACACTACTTGATTGTAAATCTCGGCTGATACCGCCAACCACATCCAACAAGCCACCTTGACCCAGGATGGTCTGTGTGCTGCCTGCTCGTGCAATAGGACTTGGCTTGCGATCGTAGTGTGCTTCGTTGCCAAAGCCACCAGCTGTGGTGTTAGGAGCGCCTTGGTAGTACTTGACTGTTTCGTATGCAATGCTCATGCTGTGTTGCATGGTGCCCGAACCCTGTGCATAATCATATTGATCATGGCTCCAGTTTGTGATCAAGGGATTGATCAGCACATACTCAGCATACTTGTGTTGGTAGTCAAATCCGTAAATGCGAATGTCTGTAAAAAACGGTGGCTTGCCTTTGGCACCATCACTGGTACTTTCGCCAATGAAACCCCAATCGTTGACCAAGCGGTCATTGTTGTAGATGTCACGAGTGTTGTAGCCAAAGCCTGCAGTACGGTTGGCTTGTGGGCCAATGCTGCCGTTGGTATTGCTGTCGTTGCCGTATTTTTGTGTGGGATCTTTGTAGTAATAGCTGTAGTAGTTGTACCACATGTTGCGCACAAGGTCGCCACCGTCGTCATGAAAAGTAATGTTCACAGGATCATAGTTGATCTTGGTCTGTATAACACGTTTTCGATTGTACTGGTTGAGTGTTTCTGTAGCAATAGTGTACTTGGGCAGATCAACAGTTTTTACCACCAGGCTGAGATTGCTGACATCAGTCAGCCCCATAGCCCCGGCGAGATAAGGAATTTCTTTGACGTTGATACTGAAACTCACATGGAATAAAAACTTAAGACGTGGCTTGAGCTCATATCCGTTGCTGCGAAAAACCTTGCTTGCGTGAGTGTAATCACGTAAGGTGTCACCGCCAAAGAAACCTTTTAGGAGACTTTGTCCCCAGGTGGTATCTGCCATTTGCTATTAGGCGCCAGCGCCTGTCACTATTTCGCCTAGTGTTCGTCCAACACCAGTTGCTACGCCAACACCATAAGGAATCTGGTTTGCATTATCAAACGCAATGGTCAAGTTAATTGTGACTGGTGCGCTTTCAGCATAGCTCATGCCGCCGTAGTCTGCACTCTTTAGGTAGCAGCCATACAGTTCCCAAGTTTCAAGAACTTGTGGTTGTTCAGCACCGTTGCCGCCGTCCAGGATTTCAAAGCGGGTGGTAAACTTGTAATCGATACCAGACGCTGCTGATGCCATTTCCAAGAAGTCCATTTGCTTTTGTAACTGCTCGCCAACTAGACGACCAACTGCACCACTTGCATCATCACGGATTTCGCATGTGGTATCTGCCCAGGTGTGTTTGCCGGCCAACTTGAGTGTGCTGTTGTAAATTGGCAATGTGATTTCTTCAAAACTCAGATTGGGTCTTGCAAAAGTCATCACTTGCTTGGTTAATTCAGTTCGTGGAGTTGTAATACCGAAGTTTTCAAACATCACTCTAAAGCGATATTTGAGTTTGGGCATCAGCAGACCTTGAGTGCTTGCACTCTGATCGCTGGCCAACGGTACTGTCATTCTCTGTAATGATGAAACTGCCATTTTTGATATCTCCTATATGTTTTATTTAGCTGTAATCTCTAGCCAAAAACAGGGCCAAAGCCCTGTTTTTAGTTTCATCACGCTCCACCAGATATTTCACCAGTGTTCTTGATTCGCAACGGAATGTAGATAAACTCAATTGCTTTGACTGGTTCAATAGCAACGTCTACCCATAGTTCGTTACGATCAATACGACCCGGGGTGTTGTTGCTCAAATCGCACACAACCAAGTAGTCGTAGATTGCTCGTTTGGCAATCAGATCAATCATCAAGCTGTTGACAGTGTTGGTGATTTCGTTACGAGTAATCTCGTCGTTGGGTTCAAACAAGTACAACTTGCCAATCTCTTCCAGGCGACCACGCAAGAACGCAACCAGTCGGCTAACGTTGATACGATCCAGTGCGCTGGTGATACTGGTTGTGGTCTTGTTACCAAAGTTGGTAATGCCCACACCAGGGATGAATGTGATTGGGTTGATGTCGTTTTCATACAGCACATCGCGCAGGCCTTGACCCACGTTGATCTGTTCAAATTCACCTGTGGCACTATCAATATAACCAATTGCAGTAGCGTTGTCCACAACACCACGACGTGTACCAGCAGGAGCCAACCATGGATAGCTCACTGCATCACTACGGATAATAGTACGCATCATCATGTGACTTGGCGGCTGCACTACCAATTGGCCGCCTAGGTCTGTGGTCTGGCAGCTGGGATAGAATGTGCCCATGTACTGGCTGGCTGCAACCAATCCGTCTCCAGTTTCTAGACCCAGTCCGCTGTTGTTGGTTGCCCAAGTGGTAACGTCAGTTCCGTTGGCAGCCAATCTCATCGGGGTATCACCAATCACAAACAAGGTGTTGTTGCGCTCATTGCTGAGAGCAATCATGTTTGGAATCAGTTCTGGATATGCTGGAGTAGCAATCAAACTGTACTGTGCTTGTTCTTCACGAGCAGAAGCGCTGGTATCCAAACCGGCTCGCATGGCTTCCACAACCATTTGTCGCTGAGCCTGACGTCCTGACCACATGGCTCCGTCATCTCTGTTGCCAGATGCTGTTAACCAAGTGCTCTTGACTGTTGGCAATGTGTCATCAGGATATGATTCAGCGTTGAAGTAGTTGTTCTGGAAGCTCTTGATGTTGTATCCTGAACGGCGTGTGTTGAACAACAACATACCTTGTGGATATAGGTCAGGATTAGGTGCGTCAAGGTCCAAATAATTACTGGTCAACAAGCTAGCAATTGTAGGAATTGGATCAGCGATTGGATCAGTTGTACCGTTTGGTGCCCAACGTGCATCAGCAAACAAAATACCATTTTCAGTTACTTGGTCAGTTGTGTCAATTGGCACCCACTGGTCAACTCCGCTCACTGGTTCCCAGCGATATAGTGCAGGATAGTTCTCCAGGTCGCTGGAATCAATCCACAGATCACCATATTCTAACGGACTTTCTGCTACGTCTGTTTGTGTTGTTGGTGCTGTAGCAGCAATAATTGGACCAGCAGCGTTGGTATCGCCCAAATCAAATCCACGAACGTCATTGGCAACGTTTTGATATCCAACCCAGGCACCACTGTTCTGGATCATAATGTCAGCATCGCTCACGGTGCTGTAGTACCACAAGCGTCCGGTTGCAGGATCTTGATCTGGTTCAACATCGCTAGGCGTGTAAGTAAAATCTGGAGCTGTGCGCCAGTTACTTAGAACTATACTGTTTGATGCTGTGTTATTGGCCCTTACACCATCAGTCTGCACAGTAAATCCAGCATTGGTTACTGGG